TCAAAAATTGAAGCGTTCCGCGAACTTTTCGGCAGCATTATCTTCCGCTTTTTTGGTTACGTGTGTATAGATGTTCATCGTCGTGTTAATGTTGCTGTGGCCAAGCCTCTCTTTGACAACCTGAATCGGGGTGCCGGCTTCGAACAAGAGCGAGCAGTGTGTGTGCCGGAAGCCGTGAATGGTGATGTGCTTCAGTTTGTACTTACGTTCAATCGTGTTCAGCCAGTCATTCACTGTCGGACCATTGTATAATTTGTTTTCCGGGTAGGTAGTGAAAACAAGTTGCTCTTTTGAACTGGTATTGATCCCGCGTTTGAAGTACAGCTTCCTTTGGGCCGATCGCCAAGCCATGAGCATGTCAGCTGTTTTATTATCAATGGATATTTCCCGATACGATTCGAACGTTTTGGGAGTCGAAACGATCGCAATGCCGTCTTCGTTGACGGTTTGCGTTTTTGAAATGGTGATTCTTTTTGACTTGAAATTAATATCATTCCAGGTCAGCGCCAACGCTTCGCCGCGTCTGCATCCAGTAAATGCCAGGAGCCGGAAGAAGGTTGTGAATTTCTCATTGCCGTAATCCTCGCAGCACTCCAGGAAATATTTCAGTTCATCCGAATCCAGGTAATTCTCCTGCTGCATAGGTTGTTCCTTTTTTTGTCGCGGAAGCTTCAGCAGCTTCATCGGGTTCGTGTCTATGATCCCCATCAGTAAAGCATAGTTCAACGTTTCGGATACAATTCGTTTCGGATACTTTGCACTTTTGAAGTGATCTGTCCATTTATTCAGGATCTTTTGGCAAAAAGCAATGTCGATTTTTTCGATAAACAGATTCTCGAAATAGGGGAGAACATGCAACTCAGCATAGCGCTTTGTCGTGCCGTATGATCCGGACTTCACTTCGCGCTCATGCTGTTGTAACCACAATTCATAAATTTCGCTGAAACGGTAACGTCGTTTTTTTTGAGTAGTATGTGTGCCGTCCGCCGAGCTTACCTTTAGCCTGGCTTCCATCACTTCCGCTTCTTTCTTCGTTGCTAAACCTCTTCTTGTCGTGCTTTTTTTCTGCCCGGTAACGGGATCGATGCCCAAATACACTTGGACTAAGTATGCTTTTGAGCCATCTTTCTTTTTATATTCCTTTATCAATTTAAAAACCTCCACACCTCTCTTGCCCGCCAGCGCGAAAGAACTATCAGTAGGTTCTCAAATATGTTAAAATGATTATATACAAATAGACCTTTAAATAAGGCTATTTTATGGCAAACACCACTTTCGTCTTGGTTGGGGAGAGTGGTGTTTTTTTTGTTTAGTTTAATTTAAAGAATACGCTGGTATTCCAGTCAGTTATTTCGACTAAAGTTTCATCGCCAACGGGAACGATCAAACCTTTCTTACCTTCGTCGGTGCCGCCTTGATATAAATCCTTGAATCCGAAGTCAGTACCGGTTTCAAATGTTGCATAGAAAGGTTGGGCCACTTCGCTGCCGTCTGATGCAACCGGAGTAATGGATAAATTGACCGTATTAAATGGATCATCAGCGCTGCCTTCGTCCAGAGTTGCTTTCAAATCGAAAATTACCCATTCAAAACCTTCAGGAGCTGGTTCGTTATACGGGTTAGCGGCAATCAGTTGGTTGTAAGCTTCTTCGCCTCTGACTACATTTGAGATCGATGCCGTTATAACCCCATCAATTCTGTTGGATTCTGCATCACTATAAATAACATCCCATGTCGCTGATTGACCAACAGCAACCGGATTGCTTCTTTTACCAGGTGCGCTGACTTCTTCGCTAACTGCGGAAGCCGCCTCTGAGGATGCGGCAGCAGTTGATGATGCCTCTTCCGAAACTTCGACGTCACTCGGTGATCCGCATGCCGCCAATACCAACGCGCTACCAAACAACAATAAATATTTCTTCATGATAATTCCTCCAATATAGTTTTTTATATAAACCGCTAAAACGGTAAATATCATAAATAAAAGCTAACTCCTACAGCTTTACCCAATATCCTGGCCGGGTTGTGTTCCGTGATGATGTATGGCGCATAGTCGGTGTTTTCGGCTACCAACATCACGATATCACCCTGTTTTTTTACACGCTTAAGAGTAGCCTCTGAATCCCCATTGACTAAAACAGCGGCTATTTCACCATCCTCAACATCATCTTGCATCCTTATTAATACATCTGATCCATCCGGAATCTTCGGCTCCATACTATCTCCTTTTGCTGTTAAATAGAAGGTCTGACCTTTTGGCAACCTGTCCTTCAGGTGGTATCGATACCCTATAATGTTTTCGTCAGCAAGTATGGGGTCACCGCACGCGATTGTTCCAATGACTGGTATTGCGACCATATTTTCTGGTGTTACTTTAATTATATTCGTTTGATCGTACAAGTTTCTTACTGGAAAAAAATCGTCTAAAGATACCTTGAAAATTGATGCTAGTTCAAACAGTAAATCTTGATTGGCCTTCCTCTCTCCATTTTCGTACCTACTTATAGACTGTCGTGTAGTATCTAATAACTCTGCAAGCTCATCCTGGGTCATGTTTCTTGATTCTCTGAATTTCTTTATTTTTGTTCCAATGAATTTATTTAGCTCCATTTCATCACCACCTTAGTATTCATTAGATGATAATAGAATACCACTAAATCACCGATTTGGAAACTTTTTTGTCTTTTTAGATAAAATTCTATTTACAAGTTACCAAAATGGTGCTAAACTTTGTTCATGGGGGTGAGATACATGCAATCGAAGTTATATGCGATGAGAAAAGACAAGTTGAAAATGACCCAAGAAGAAATAGCTGCACACCTTGGTATTTCAACATTGTCTTATCGCAATAAAGAAAAAGGTAAAAGCGAATTTACTCAAGACGAGATGTTCGCTTTGTCGAAATTATTGGGCAAAAGCATAGACTCTATTTTTTTGCCAAGGAAGCACCAAAATGGTGACAAAGTGAAGGGGGAAAATTAAATGAACGAATTGCAAATATTTAATTTTGAAAGCAATGAGGTTAGAACAATGTTGGTCAATGAAGAACCATTCTTTGTAGCAAACGACGTAGCGAAGACCCTTGGCTACTCGAATACTAGCGACGCCACTAATAAGCATTGTAAAAAAGGGTTCATGGCATGGGGTAGCGATTCGCTAGGTCGCCCTCAGCAATTCAAGTTAATTCCAGAGTCAGACGTTTATCGCTTGGTCTTCCGTTCGAAATTGCCGGAAGCCGAAAAATTTGAAAATTGGGTAACTGAAGAAGTGCTTCCATCGATCAGGAAAAAGGGTTTCTATGAAATACCGAAAGACCCAATGGATGCGCTTCGATTGATGTTCCAGGCGACGGAACACACACAAGAAAAAGTAAACCAGGTGGATGCGAGGGTTATCCATTTAGAAGAAAACGTGAAACTGGATCCCGGGGAATACACGTACATCGGAAAATCAATTTCTAGAAAGGTGTACCAGATCGGCAAGGAACGCGCCTACAGCATGAACCGGGAGCAAAAAGAGGAGCTATTTAAGGCGATCAACAAGGAGATTGCCGAAATAACCGGAGTTCGGACCAGGACTCAGCTTCGTCAGAAGGATTACAAAAAAGTGATTGAGTTCATAGACGACTGGGAGCCTTCGAAAGCGACGTCGATGCTTGTTAAAAACTATGAACAGATGGAAATGGAGGTTTAACCCATGCAGGTAGATGTTCCTATCCAGCTGCCGAGCCAATTGGAAGACGAAATAAGAAAAACAATCGCCTCCGTCATTATTGAGGGGGCGAAACAAGCGACAAATTTGTATTACGATCTGCCGCCTTATCCAAACAAGAGCCAACTGAAGGCAGCCTTAAAAGTTGGTAATGAGAAAGTGAAGCAATGGGAAGCGGAAGGCCTTCCGGTGACGCGGTTTTCTGACAATGATTATAGATACGATCGAAATGACATCATCAAGTTTTTTGACAATCGAAAAGTATAAACGCCCGCCAGCGTGAAAGAGGGGATTGGAATTGAAAATCTTTACAAATGAGTTTGAGGATAGATTGGTCAGCTTTATAGGGACCACCGTCGTAGTCAGTATTGCATTACTATTCTTCGGCATAGCCGGCGGTATTGAGCTAGGGTTGATATTTTAAGGGGGAGCAAGCCATGAGAGAGACGGTAACTGAAATAGAAAAGGCTGTCCTGGATGCAATGAGGATGGGAGCAAAAATTAATCTTTTGCTCACGAGTGACTCGCTTGAAAATGTAGATAAATATCTGGAATCATTCGAAGGTTTAAAAGCAGATCGGGAATATATCCAGGACAGATCAAGTTTTGTTTATCCTTATGTGGGTTTCTCAAAGCATTACGATCAAATCGATTTAATAGTGCAAGCAACTGTAATGCTGGAAGGCGGTGAAAAAAATGACTGAGAAAATTTACATCACATGCGCAGCATACAGGAACGAGGACGAGCAGTTAACTATGATGGAGGGCGACCCGATCGAACTCGTATTTCTTACAACGGTGATTGTCAACGCAGTCAGGAGAGAGTTCATGAAGGCTGGGTATTCAGATTTTGAATCAAAAGCACTGATAATCGGAGGAATTGAAGAATTTTGGGGGAAAAATACCCAACAGGAGGTGGAAGGAAAGTGAAAACTTATACAGCAGCATACGCTAAAAAGAAGGCCAAGGATTTCCAAAAGAAACACTTTACCTCCTGCATCAGCATTTTATTCTTGGATAAACGCACCTACCGTCTATTCGTGTTCCAAGGTGATCGCCGGGTACTTGCAGAAAGTGGCCGCTTGCCTCAGTTGGAGAAGGCGAAAAACGAGGCTCTTGACACATATCTGGATGCAGCGTTATTGGAAATGGTAGTGGAATCCGGTGATGTCTGGCTAGGTGGTGCAAATGGATGACGTTGTTTATCTTGGCGCAGGTTATGGCCCGGCGCGGTCTTACGCATAAACAAAGCAAGTCTGATCCAAACCTGGCACGTATATGGGAAATAATCGACGGCCGATCAGTTCCGGTCCTGCAGGTTAACCTTGTCGATGGCTCGTTCCTGGAAATGAAACACTACCCATTGTTGGACACAAGAACAAAGATCAAACTTGCTGATGCACAAGCGGAGTATCATCGCAGATTTAAAGCAAGACGCAAAAAAAGCTGATGCGCCAACATCAGCCCGTAAAGAAAAAACCTTACAAGGAAAGTATATCACAGAAAGAAAGGTGGATGAAATGGCCGAAATTACATGGGTCAAACTGACCATAAACATGTTTGACGATGAAAAAATCAGGCTCATAGAGGCGATGCCGGAAGCCGATGCCATCATCATCATATGGGTCCGGCTGTTGACGCTTGCGGGTAAAACGAATGATGACGGCAGAATCTACATCGATGAAGACCTGCCATATACAGACGAGATGCTATCCACGATTTTTAACAAGCCGCTAAACACTATCCGACTCGCGCTCGAAACATTCAAACGATTTAAAATGATTGATACCAGCGAGGGCGTCATCCTAATAACGAACTGGGAGAAACATCAGAACGTCGAGGCGATGTCCCGTGTGAAGCTGCAGAACGCAGAGAGGCAGAAACGCTATCGTGACAGGAAAAAAATCGAACAACTTAATATCGAAGATTTAGAAAAACGTGAGAGTAACGTTACGGACACGTTACCCGTAACGTCGCATCACGCAATAGATATAGAAGTAGATATAGAGAAAGATAAAGAAAAGAATATAAAAGATATAACGTCGACAAAATCCGGCAAGCGGATTTATGACGACACTTCTCCTTATCTTCAACTCTCGGAATATCTCTTTTCAAAAATGCTCTTGAATAACCCAGAAGCCAAAAAGCCAAACATGCAGTCCTGGGCCGATGAACTCAGGAAGATGGTGGAACTGGACGGCCGTACGATAGAGCAGGTGAAAGGCATGATCGAATGGAGCCAGGCTGACGACTTTTGGAAGATCAATGTCCTCTGCACGAAGAAGTTGCGTGAAAAGTATGATCAGATGCGTGTGGCTGCCAATGCCAATTACAAGAAACGGAAAACGGAGAAGATGCCGGAATGGGCAGAGACCCCGCGTGACGTTACGGAGACCGCTCCGGACCCTGATCAGCAGCGAGCAGTGCAGGAACGCATCGCACGGCTGAAATCTTCCGGAAAGAATAGCGAAGCCGGATGAAGAAACGGCATAGAAAAAAAGCCCTGGACAAACTTCTGGCCAAAGCAGAAAGAGAAATGGCCGAGGATGCATCCAGACTGGCTCAAATCAATGATGACGGCAGCATAAACCGGCTTGCTGAAGTTCTGGCCAGAAGGACAAACGCTTTTGGCCAAACAGAAATGATCATTCGTATGGATGCATCCATCCCCGAATATCTTTTTGACAGACTGGTGGATGCAAACGGCGACTTGTTCGGCGAGTTCCGACTCTTTGATAGCCGAGTGATTACCGCGAAGCAGCGCAAATACATAAACGCTTTATGCAGGGACATCAAGGAGTACACCGGAGACGAAAGCATAGACCAGGTGCGAGAGGACCGGAAACGGGAATTCATGGAACTGCATCAGGTCCCGTACTTCAGCACATCGGAACTGCAGGTGAACTGCTCCGTAGAAGTCGCAAGCAAGTTTATCTCTTATATCGTCGATTTTTGCCTCGACAATGATATTGGTTTGGCAGAATCTCCGCTCAATTACGTTGATGACATCAAGCACTATCTGATCAAGTGCCTCTGGACAAGGAAATGTGCACTATGCGGTAAAAAAGGGCAGGTCCATCACGTGGATGCAATTGGGGCCGGCCGCAACAGAAAGAAGATTGATCACACAAAGCATCACTTGATGTGCTTATGCATCGGCTGCCATGAAGAATCACACAAGATAGGTCAGCAAACCTTCATGCGAAAGCATCATGTTGTTGGTGTCATCATGAATCAAGAGCAGTATGAAAAATTGAATTACAGGGGGTAATACGGGATGGCTAAAGTAATTATGACTGACTGCATTCGGAATAAAGTGGTGGGTGTATTTGAAAATACTTCCGATGCTCTGAAATACGCAAAGCAGGAAGGTATCCAAGTCGTAAGCTTTGAGACCCATAAGGAGTGATGATGTGCCAAGAAAGAGTATATTTTCCGAAGAGGAAGCCGCTTTCATAGTCGAAAATATCGACGGCCGACGCAATGCTGAAATGATTCAGCTACTCAAAGAGGAGTTCGGAAAAGAAGTTAGCGTGAAACAATTTCAAAACTGGCGCACGAATCATGGCGTAAAGAGCAAGACTGAGCTTCCGGGATGGAAGAAAGGGCTTAAGGCCGGTGTTGATTTCAAGATTAAAAAGCAACAGAGGAACTTCCTGCCAATCGGAACAGAGAGAATAAGCGTTCGTGGTATAGCCGAAGTGAAGACCGGCCCGCTAACCTGGAAGCAAAAGCATCGGATCATCTGGGAAGAAGTAAACGGCCCGCTGCCGGATGACTGCTGCATCCTGTTCGCCAACGATGATAAGACGGATTTCGCGATAGAAAACCTGGTATGCATCACGCGGAGAGAGCTGGCTGTACTGAATAAACGGAAATTTGATTATTACGACAAAGAAACAAAAGAAACCGCCTTATTGCTGACAAAAATCGCAATAAAAAGGAGTGACCTGAAAAAAGATGCTGACAAACGCTAAAATTGACGAACTATTCGGCATAAAGGAGTCGTACCAGGCGCCTGATGTGCTGATGAAGGTGCTTTTCGATAAAAGAAAACGCGAAGAACTATTCAAGAAATTCCTGGAACACGAGGTGAATCTAGATAACGATTGGTTTCACATCTATTTCGAGGAAGAGCATTCAAACAAAGCTAAATTGAATCAAGATTTTACACCGATGGCGGTCGCGAGTGTCCTATCGCAATTGGCCGGCAATGGCCCGGGAATGAACCTGGATGTAGCGGCCGGAAGCGGAGGCATCACAATTAAAAAGTGGGTGGATGATAAGATGGCAATCGGATTTTTCGAGTATCGGCCATCTCTATGCTTCTACCAATGCGAGGAACTATCTGACAGGGCGCTTCCGTTCCTGTTGTTCAATCTGGCCATAAGAGGAATGAACGCAGCTGTGCTTCACGGTGACACGCTGACAAGGAAGTTCAAACAGGTCTATTTCCTCCAAAATGATGAGGATGGCTATACGACATTTAGCAGTATCAATATCATGCCGCACTCTGATGCATGCAAAAACTATTTCAACGTGAACGAATGGCTGGAAGAACCTATCCAGCACATTGAAAGCGTCGGATCAGAAACGCGCTATCTTTACCAGGGTCCGGAAGAGGAAGAGCAGTTAAGCCTGTTCTGAAAGGGGATTAAGAATTGGCAAGAAAAAAGAAAAATGAACAGCTGTTCGCCGATTATTTCGAAGAGTGGATCGATACATATAAGGTCGGGGCTGTTAGGGATGTGACGCTGAAGAAATATCGAATGACAAACCGGACGCTGAGGCAGCTTGCTCCAACGTTAAAAATCAGCCAACTGGATCGGAGGACCTATCAGCGCATCATCAATGAATATGCATTAACCCACGAGAAGCAGACGACGATGGACTTTCATCATCAGGTTAAGGGATGCATCATGGATTTGTTCCACGAAGGACAAATAGAAAGGGATCCGACTTATAAAGCCGTGATAAAAGGGAAGACGCCTGCTCCGAAGAAAAAGAAATGGCTCAATGTGGATGAGGCGAAGCGACTGGTGAACAGTTTGAATTTCAGCCAGGAAATAAACATGGACTGGTTCGTGGTCATCGCTTTAAAAACGGGTTTGAGATTCTCCGAGTTACTCGCTCTGACGCCGAATGATTTTGATTTCCGATCGAACACACTGAACGTAAACAAGACCTGGTCTTATAAAACATCGAACGGTTGTTTCGATCTCACGAAGAACAAGTCATCGATTCGGAAAATCGCCATCGACTGGCAGATAGTCGGGCAGTTTGCGCCGGTAATCAAGGACCTTCCGCCGGATGAACCGATATTTGTGGAAAAATTCGAAAACGGCCAATACAAGCGGGTTTTTAATTCAACGGTGAATTATTTTTTGAAAAGGAAATGCGAAGAAGCCGGAGTAACGGTGATAACCGTCCACGCCCTGCGTCACACGCATGCATCCATCCTTTTGAATGCAGGAGTGACAATCCACTCAATAGCGGACAGGTTGGGGCATTCGAGTGTTTCCACTACCCAAGAAACCTATACGCATATCATCGATGAGCTGGCATCGAAGGACAATCAAGTGATGATCGGCGCACTTACGGCGATAGGATAGGAGGAAAACATGAAAAGACAGAATCTGGGGGATTTGAACGGCTATTTGTTTGAACAACTGGAAAGGCTGAATGAGCCTGACATGTCAGAAGCTGAGTTAAGGCTTGAATTTGAACGGTCTGTGAGGGTCGAAGGTGTAGCGAGTGAAATAGTTAAAGTAGGACGGCTCGCGCTGGATGCGCAAAAAGCCATGAGCAGCATGTCAGATGTGATTAATCCTACTCTTCCGCCGATGCTTGAAGCTGACACGGCTGACACTATTAATTGAGGTTGTGGATGAGATGGTACAGCAATATAAAGTGATTGGAATGGAATCTGGAAAGATCCTATTCAGCTGTTTGCCGATGCGCTGAGAACAGGGGGACGGGAAGAATGAGCAGAGAGATTAAGTTTCGCGGTAAAACAAAAGATGGCCGATGGGTGCAAGGCGTTCCAATAAAAAATGGTTTCGGAAAATTGACGTTCATTTGCTTTGCGACGTCTGACCTACTTAGTTGCCCGATGGAGCAAATATATAAATTTTGCGTAGAGGTAGTTCCGGAAACAGTAACGCAGTACACCGGACTATATGACTCCACTGCCACAGAATTTTGTGAAGGTGATATTTTGGAAGACGACGGCGAGTATTGGAAAGTTGAGTTTTATGATGGCGCCTTTTGGGTAGTCGCTATAGGTGGCACTGCGGTAGCGGAACTTTTAATTGATAACGATTATATGGATTTAGTTGGGAACATTTACGAAAATCCGGAACTATTGGAGGATGCAGAATGAAAGATGCAATACTAGCCATATTAGCGGCTTTGCTTATTGTGACCAACTTAGAAAATTTGTTTTTGGATCAAGAAATAGAAAAACAGGCCGAATGGTATGAAACACGGCTCGAAGTCCAGGGAATGGAATACCGCGATGAATTGATCGACGTCCGGCAAGAACTGGCAAAGGTGCGGTTGGAGTTGAGTGGGAAACAATTCGAGTTTGACATGGCAACCAATCGGGTGGAGCAGTTGAATAAGGAAATCGGAGGTACCGCATATGAATCTGAATGAGGCTCTGCAGTTTATAAACAGCCTTGGCTACAAAATTAAAAAGCCCGAACGAATAGGTTTCTTCAAAAAAAGCTATTACATAATAGCTGAGCATGGTGGCAAAAAATATAGGTTCATGCTGGACAAAGGGAAGTTGCATAAGGAGATTCCGCTGAAGTCGGGAAACAGCTTTTGGGCCGAGTTGGAGGAAATCGGATGAGTGATACGTTCTTCCAAGAGAAAACTCGCGAACAGGTCCTTGAATGGCTCAGAGTTAAGTACGATAAAGGGTTCCGATATGTAGTCCGAGACTGCGTTAATGATACATGGCTTGTTATTTATTCCATGAAGCCAAAAAGATATATGGATGATGGATGCTGGGGATACCGGGAGAAAGATTTTGACAACATCGAATCAATGCCGGCTGAAATTATCCGAAATAGCGATATGCATGAAATCAGCTGGAACAATAGATCTCCAACTGATTTGGAAAAACTATTAAAGATTGGAGTGAAGTGATTTGATCAATAACGTCACCTTGGTAGGCCGTCTTACAAAAGATGTCGATTTACGCTATACATCCACCGGCACGGCAGTAGGAACATTCTCTCTTGCTGTAAACAGACAGTTTACGAACCAGGCAGGAGAAAGAGAAGCCGACTTCATCAGCTGTGTCATTTGGAGAAAATCTGCAGAGAATTTCGCGAATTTCACTCGTAAAGGCTCTTTAGTCGGCATAACCGGAAGGATCCAAACAAGAAATTATGATAATCAACAAGGGCAGCGCGTATACGTTACTGAAGTTGTTGCAGATAGCTTCACTCTCCTGGAGCCGAAGCAAACAACGGAGCAGCGGCCGCGGGAAAATACTTATAGGCAAGATCAGCCAAAAGAATCAAACGGGATGGATGCATCCAGCGATCCAGGATTTAATTACACGAACTTCGACAACTACGAGCCGGAGAATCCATTTTAGGAGGAAGAAGCATGAACAACATAGACTTTAATATCAGCGACCTTGCTGGTGGAGCAGTGCAGGAAAAGATAGACCAGGAAGTCCGAAAGATTGTGGCCAACATCCTGGATGTGAATACGGCATTCAAACCAAGCCGAAAATTGATCATCGACGTTGAGTTTTCTTCCGATTCCACTCGGCAAGTCATCGAGACAAATGTAACGGTCAAGAGTAAGCTTCAGCCATCGGAAAGTGTCTCCGCGCTTATGATGGCCGGTAGGGATGATTCAGGTTACATCCATGCAGCGGAACTAAAATCATCCGCACCTGGTCAAATGTTCTTCGATGCAAACGACAGCACGCTCAAGACGGATGTGGGAATCCCTGTAGAAGAAATCGAAGATGGCGGCATTATCGACTTTAATTCAAGAAAAATCAAATAAGGGACAGGTGAATAAAAATGGAAAACTTAAAAGACGCTTTGAAATATGTGGTTGATTTAAAAGATAACGAAGAGAAAATCGTGAGAAGTTACGAGGACAAGGAATATTTCGATGCAAAAGCACACGACTTGCGAGAATTGGATCCGCGTCGTTATCCGAAGCCTTTGGAACTTTCATCACTAACGAGCCTGGTTGAGTATATCCGTAAACAGCTGGATGAAACTGGAGAATATGCCAATCTGATCGTACATGTCACGGATCATGATGCTGTTGAAGTCAAGACGGAGCTGGATGATGAAAGCAGACGTCGGGTGTTGGCGGTGGTAAAAGCTATCACGCCTGAAATAAGATACAAGCACTTTATGGATGTGGAATCATTCAACATCATGATGCAGTCGAATTTCATTCCCGATGGCGATTATGACGTGGTGTTAAACTATGCATCGGCAATTAAGATTGATAAAGGGGCTGAGATAGCCGATAACGGCGTGTCTCAAGTAACGACCATAAAAACAGGTGTTTCTACACTGCAGCTTGCAAAAGCGCCAAACCCTGTAACTCTTAAGCCATATAGAACGTTCCATGAAGTCGATCAGCCGGAAAGTAAGTTCGTATTTAGAATCAACGATGCCCCTGGATGCGCCTTGTTTGAGGCTGACGGATGCATTTGGAGAGCGGCTGCCAAAGCAAGTATTGCCGAGTATCTGCATAATAACTTGATTGTTGAGCAGGGCGATAAAGCTGTCGATAATATCACGATTTTGGCATAGGGTGGGTTAACTATGAGAGAGAGCCGCGAATCCATCATGAAGATGAACATGGAAATAACTGATGATAGTACACAAAGTGCGCTTTAGACAATCAAACGTCGCGTGTACCAGGAGGACAGAGCATCATTCAATCACTTAAAAACGAAACACCCACGAGACTTCAGCATAACCGAAATACAGCTGCTTATGGCTATCGCTTACGACGGGCTAGAACTCAGGGAACGGTTAGAAAGAAAGATTGTCGGATCCATTCTTGAGTTGACAAGACTTGGATCACAAAGAAGTCCGAGAGCATCGTTCTTGAAAGAAATGAACGGTGTGTTAAAAGATGTGCGAGGGGACTATTCCAAGTAATTTAAAATAACGTCTATATTTCCATTCTGACGACTTTTAATGTCAGGATGGATAATCGGCCGGAAACATTCGGAATGTCCAAGACAGGAAAGAAAGCGAGTGTTTCAACTGGATATGGCAACGGATTAACACAGGACACTAAGGGGGGCTAAAGTATGACACAAGAGGAAGCAATCGAACATTTGAAAAGTGAAGGTTATGACCTTTTTTACATAGAGGATCGTCCGACAAAGATCATCATTTGTGGATGCACTGATAGACCTATCGGAAAGCAGTACAAGTTGGAAGACGGGAAACTCTACAAGCGGTCAGGCTATATGGGCCTGGAAGAAAAATGGGATGAAGAGCAAGAAATCAATGAAAAATTAAATAGTGTTAGAGAAAAGGAGAATAGCAAATGATTACAGCGCTAACGGCATTAATCGAAGAATGGGCAAGAGAAAGAGGTTTGGATGCAGCTGACCCAGCAAAGCAGATGCTTAAGCTAGGTGAGGAGTACGGGGAACTATGCCAGGGATTGGCAAAAGACAAGCCAGAGCAAGTAAAAGACTCCATAGGGGACATGTATGTTGTCCTCACGATCCTATCGCTGCAGTTAGGGCTAAGCGTTGGAGAGTGCATAGCAGGAGCTTATGCAGAAATCAAAGACCGTAAAGGGAAAATGATTGACGGCATTTTCGTCAAGGAAGCCGACTTATAAACTAAAGAAAAGATGGTGCTGCAGATGGATGAAGTGCTGTATTGGTTCGAAACCTTAAGTGGGAAGCATCCGGCAAAGCCTATTTACTCTATTAACTTCCGGTGGTTTGGGATGGATAGAGATGCAGAGCCGTGGGAAATAGACGCTATGAGCCTTGTGTTCATTGGTTATATGTCAAGGTCCGAATTCGATAAATGGATCTTAACTGAAGGGGCTAAGGGCTGATGGTTATCATTTATAGTCCGGACATTTAAAGGGTGGTGGTCGTCATCAGGTATCAATGGTTACAGGAGTACCAAAAGCTTGAAGAAGAAATTGAAATATTGAAATGGAAAATAAGGAAGTCAGAGATGGAACTGGAGAGATGGTACGACCCTAGAGACTTGGGGAAAGTCAAAATAACCAATGAATCCACTGCTGCCCACCTGGAAGAGTATATAAAACGAGACAGAGCCTTTCTCGGTGAGAAAGAATTGGCAATGGAAGCCTTGATGATTATGATTGAACGCTTCAAGGGTCTGGACAATCAGATACTGAAGATGAAATACATGGATGGTATGACTTTGAGGGAAATCGCTGAGGAGCTTAATTACAGTTATTCTTACATCATGGCGAAGCATGCATCTATGGTTAAGACGATTAAATTCGTAGAGGATTTGTAATCTACTATGATTCCATGGTGGAATCAAACTATGTAACTATTGTATTAAAAGAGTTATCTTAATAGCATAACAAATCGACGAAAGAGCAGCTGCTGATGTGGTTGCTCTTTTTCTATGCTCGTTGGCCAGTAAAAGAAAGGAGTGGGACATGGTAAGGCAAGACAAACAAGGACCCCATCGCGTTGCTTATGAGAAGAACAAGAAGGTGATATTCAAGACTCAGAACGTTTGTGGTATTTGCGGGAAGCAAGTGGACTTCTCCATCAAAGCTCCGGAGCCACTCAGCCCAGTCGTTGACCACATCATTCCAGTCTCAAAAGGCGGACATCCATCTGCCATGGAGAACCTGCAGCTTGCCCATTGGACGTGCAACAGACAGAAATCTGACAAAATGTTTTTAGCAAAGCAAGAAGCGCCTCAAGTGCTGGGAAATAGAAACCTTCCACAGAGCACAAATTGGGCCACTTATAAAGGCTGAGAATCAATGTGAAAGCAATTGAAGGCCTGCAGAAGAGGGGGGGTTGGTCCCTCCCGCCCTCTGCGCTCGCCATTCACGCCGTCACTGTACATATTTTCTCGCGCGAAATCGAAAGGAGGAAAATAATGAGCGAAAAAGGCATTGATTATTTAAGAAATAAGCTCAATGCACACAAAATCCGTGTGGATATGCGCTATAAGCAATACGCTATGCAGCACACCGAGCAAATGGTTGGGATTACAATTCCTCCAGAAATTCGCAGACGCTATCGATCGGTTATAGGTTGGTGTGCAAAGGGTGTTGACAGTTTAGCAGATCGATTGGTATTCCGGGAATTCGAAAATGATGATTTTGAAGTAAATGAAATTTTTAAAGTTAACAATCCGGATGTTTTTTTTGATAGCGTTGTATTATCGGCGTTAATTGCATCTTGTTCATTTGTTTATATTTCAAAAGGTGTGGACGATGAACCTCGCTTGCAAGTTGTCGGTGCAGGCGATGCAACAGGCGTTATCGATCCGATCACAGGGCTTTTAACTGAAGGTTATGCAGTGCTTGAAAGGGATGAAAATGGAGTTGCCACACTAGAAGCGCATTTTTTACCAGGACAAACGAACTATTACTACAAAGACAAAAATATTGAAGATATTTCTTTTTCACATAACTTTCCTCATCCTTTGCTGGTGCCGGTTATCCATCGACCAGACGAAGCGAGACCGTTTGGGCGTTCACGGATTTCAAGGGCAGGGATGTATTTCCAGCGGTACGCCAAAAGGACGCTTGAACGTGCAGATATAACAGCGGAATTTTATTCGTTCCCTCAAAAATATGTTACTGGCTTAAGTAATGATGCCGAACCTATGGAGAGTTGGAAGGCCACGGTTTCTTCGATGCTTCAGTTTACTAAAGACGACGACGGGGATAAACCGATACTTGGGCAGTTCACAACATCATCGATGTCACCTTTTACCGAACAGCTACGAACAGCAGCTGCAGGATTCGCCGGCGAAATGGGATTAACTTTGGATGATTTAGGGTTTGTCTCAGACAATCCATCAAGCGTTGAGGCGATTAAAGCAAGTCATGAAAATTTGAGGCTTGCAGGTCGCAAAGCGCAACGCAGTTTAGGGTCAGGTTTGTTAAACGTTGCATACATCGCAGCTTGTTTACGAGATGATTTCCCATACACTAGAAGCCAATTCATAAACACTACCCCAATGTGGGAGCCTCTATTCGAAGCGGATGCTAATACGCTGACCCTCGTCGGTGATGGCGTTATTAAAATAAATCAGGCGATTCCGGGATATATCGACGGAAAAGCGATCAGAAACTTAACCGGATTAAAAGGAGCCAATGCAAATGGATGATATAGTCCCTGGGCTACTGGAGAAAATCCAATCGCAATTTGACGAACGGACATATAACAGCGATAAGCTAAAAAAAGCGTTAAAGCTTATGAAGGTCAAAAAAGCTACTTATCTAGATGTGAATGACTTTGCTGTTGAGGTTGGTGAAATACTCGCAGATGTTCTTGGCCAAAATATAACGGCCAGCGTTTTGCCGAACGGCAACATGTATTTTAACATCGCTGATAGATTGTTAAATCCGACTATGCAAAAGAATTTTGAATTGATCACTGGCTTTGCTGGGGATGTGCAAACGGATCTAAATCGTGCTGCTGGCATAAAGTTAAAGGCTCAGATTCCTGGTATTAGCCAAGATCGGATTGATGGAATTGTGAACCGTATATCATCTGATCCTGATTTTGAAAAAGTGAAGTGGCTATTGGATGAACCGATTGTCAATTTTAGCCAAAGCATTGTGGATGATGCGATTCGCGCCAACGCCACCTTTCATGCAAAGGCGGGACTAAGGCCGAAAATCACGCGCAGAGTTTCTGGTCGTGCTTGTGATTGGTGCCAAAAGCTAGCGGGAACATATGATTATGGAGGGGAGCCGAAAGATGTGTACCGCAGGCATGAAAGATGCAGATGCACCGTCGATTACAACCCGGGTGAAGGAAAGCGACAAAATGTCTGGACAAAAGCGTGGGTAGATCCTGAAAAAGACGCAAAGCTAAAAGCAAGGATGCAAATCGGAAAATGAAGGAGGTGATGGGTATGTTTGAGTTTGTCAAGAACTTCTTGTGGGGCACTTTTAATTGTCGCAATAAAGGAATTCCCATAATGCGATGGCATAGGGTTGGCTATTTTTATGCCATAGAATGCGCAAAATTAGAAAGGATGTAATCCAACATCCCAGCGACAGGGTTATCATGCGATCAAGATTGAGAGGGGATTCATATGACTACTAAAGCAAGATTTGGTAATCAATTTCCTACTCAATCGGTAATTTTGCCATATGTCAAAAGCCTCTATCAAGAAGCGATAGATTTTTATCACAAAACCAAGTGTAAATGCTATGAGTGGCAGCTGAATATGCTGAAGGCGATTATGGCCGTTGAAGATGATGGTTTGTGGGTGCACCAAAAATTCGGCTATTCGATTCCGCGACGAAATGGTAAGACTGAAGTTGTTTATATTATGGAACTTTGGGCGCTCGAAAACGGATTGAGCACTTTACATACCGCGCATCGCATCAGCACGTCGCATTCGTCTTTCGAAAAGTTAAAAAAATACTTGGAAGATTCTGGTTACGTTGAAGGTGAGGATTTCAATTCCATCAAAGCCAAGGGCCAAGAGCGGTTGGAGCTTTATAAATCAGGCGGAGTGATCCAATTCAGAACGAGAACATCCAGTGGTGGACTTGGTGAAGGTTTTGATCTTTTAGTGATTGACGAAGCGCAAGAATACACAACCGAACAAGAGTCAGCCTTGAAATACACCGTCACCGACAGTCACAATCCGATGACAATCATGTGCGGAACTCCTCCAACGCCTGTTTCAAGCGGCACCGTCTTTACTGATTACCGGGAAAAAACCTTGTTTGGCCAATCGAAATATGCAGGCTGGGCAGAATGGTCTGTTGAAGATATGACTAAAATTGACGATGTAGAAGCCTGGTACAATTCAAATCCTTCGATGGGCTACCACTTAAACGAGCGAAAAATCGAGGCGGAACTCGGGGAAGATGAGTTGGACCACAACATTCAGCGTCTGGGTTATTGGCCTAAATATAACCAAAAGTCGGCTATCTCAGCAAAAGAGTGGCAATACTTGAAGGTTAAGATGCTGCCGATTTTAAGAGGGCCGCTTTTTGTTGGTGTCAAATACGGAAACGATGGCGCAAACGTAGCGATGAGCGTCGCTGTTAAGACGCTTTCTGGAAAAATCTTCGTGGAAACGTTGGACTGTCAATCCATTCGAAACGGCAACCAATGGCTCATTAATTTCTTCAAGGAAGCGAACATCGAAAGTGTTGTAATCGACGGCCAAAGCGGGCAGAGTATTTTAACGAACGAAATGAAAGACTTCAGACTTAAAGCACCTGTTTTGCCAACGGTGAAAGAAATCATTAACGCCAACGCTTCTTGGGAACAAGGGATATATCAGAAAAACATTTGTCATGCTGGCCAACCCTCCTTGGAAAAAGTCGTAACTAACTGTGACAAGCGAAACATAGGCACAAGCGGTGGTTTTGGATATAAATCACAATTCGACGATATGGATATTTGTCTAATGGACAGCGCCCTATTAGCGCATTGGGCTTGCCATAACGCGAAGCCGAAGAAAAAACAACAAATCAGGTATTAAGCGACGCCATTCTCTATGGTCGTTGCTTTTTTAATACAAAATTACCGATACCGCCGGGTTAAGCGGGAGAAAGGAAGATAAAAATGGCAGACTTTACACCAATTACAACACAAGAGGAATTTGACAAGGCGGTACAAGCTAGAGTTTTAAGAGAGCAAGAGACTTTAGGCAAAAAGTATGCCGACTATGATCAAGTAAAGGCGCGAAATGCAGAACTAGAAACAGAAGTCGGGGCTTTGCAGGCAACCATAGAAGAGACGAACAATTCGGCTAAAACGCATGAGCAAACATTAGCTGATCTGAATGCAAAAATAGCAGGCTATGAAACTGCGAATTTGCGCACAAGAATCGCCTTGCAGAACGGATTGCCGTTTGATTTAGCCGACAGATTGGTTGGAACTGATGAGGATAGCATTAAGGCTGACGCGGAACGGTTAGCTGCATTTGTAGGCAAACAAACAACTCCACCACCTTTAAAAAATGCGGAACCTCCAATCGGCGAAGGAAAAGATGCAGCATACAAATCACTATTAGAAAACTTAAATTTAGAAGGAGAGTAAAACAATGACAACATTATCAAAAGGGAATTTATTTGATCCGGAATTAGTATCAGATTTAATTAACAAGGTGAAAGGAAAAAGTTCGCTGGCTGTTCTTTCTCAGCAGGTCCCAATACCTTTCAATGGGCAGAAAGAATTCACGTTTACTATGGATTCCGAAATCGACGTTGTTGCTGAAAATGGCAAAAAAACACACGGCGGCGTATCAATTGAACCATTAACAATCATTCCAATCAAAGTGGAATACGGCGCGCGCGTGTCCGACGAGTTCTTATTGGCTTCGGATGAAGAAAAGATCAGTATCATCAAATCTTTCAATGATGGATATGCTAAAAAACTAGCAAAAGGTTTAGATTTGATGGCAATGCATGGTGTTAACCCGCGGTCAGGTTTAGCATCTGCTGTTATTGGCACAAATCATTTCGATAACCGCGTAACACAAAATGTCACCTATACTTCAGCTACCCCAGACGATAATATCGAAGCGGCGGTTGCAATGATCCAAGCATCTGGCGGAGTAATTTCCGGTATGGCCATGTCTCCAACGTTCTCTGCCGCTTTGGCAGCGTATAAGGTAAATAACGTCAAGCAGTTCCCTGAGTTAGCCTGGGGAGCCAATCCAGGATCAATTAATGGCATTAAAAACGACATCAATGCCACGGTTTCGGCGTATAATAACGACCTTGTAATTTTAGGGGATTTCGCTGACAGCTTCAAATGGGGTTATGCAAAACAAATTCCGCTCGAAGTTATTAAATACGGTGATCCGGATAACTCTGGCCAAGACTTGAAAGGTTACAACCAAGTCTACCTGCGTTCTGAGACATACTTAGGATGGGGAATTATGGATGCCGAGAGCTTTGCGATTGTCAAAGGAGTGTAATTATGAAATATAAAAACACACGAACAGGGGCTGTAATTGACAGCCTCTGTAATATTTCTGGTAAATATTGGGTAAAAGTCGAAGAACGTACCAGCGACGAAGAAAAAGTAAAAATCGAAGATAATGGCAGCGGCGAAGGGAAAGTAAACACTGATGAACCTGATAAAGTAACGGATATCCCGGATGTGAAGCAAAATGTTGATGAGGTCGTTGAAGAAATTGACGACAGCGCAGATGGGATTGACGGGATCACAGTTAAGCAAATCAAACAAGAGCTTGATGCTTTTGGCATTAAGTACGATCCTAGGTTGAAGAAACAAGAGTTGTATGAATTAATGCTTAATGGGAAGTGATCATTATGTCATCTTTTGCAAAAATCAGTGACGTAGAGACATTATGGCGCTATTTAAAGCAGGATGAAACGGACAGGGCAAGCTTTCTGCTTGAGGTAGTGTCCGACTCATTGCGTGTTGAAGCGGAAAAGGTCGGCAAGGACTTGGATGCGATGGTATTAAAGAGTGCTGCATATGCAAATGTAGTTAAGTCTGTCGCTGTCGATATCGTTGCCAGAACATTAATGACGTCCACAGATCAAGAGCCTATGACACAATTTAACCAGACCGCCCTGGGCTATTCTGCCTCAGGGTCTTTTCTGGTACCTGGTGGCGGCTTATTTATAAAAAAATCTGAATTAGCTAGATTGGGTTTACGCAGACAGAGATATGGGGTGATTAACCTTTATGGCGATAATTAAAGGTATAACGGTGACTCTGATCGGGAAGGAATTTGCCGGTACAGATCCATTCGGAGCGCCTATTTTTGAAGACAAGGAAATACTAGTGAATAACGTCCTGCTCAGCCCGACATCCGCTGAAGATGTCATTAACCAACTCACTATCACCGGTAAAAGAGCGGTCTATACGCTTGCCATTCCTAAGGGCGATGAAAATGCGTGGGAAGATCAAGAAGTACATTTCTTCGGTGAAAAATGGCGTGTTTTTGGCATTCCTTTGCAAGGCATCGATGAACTTATCCCTCTTGCTTGGAATAAGAAAGTGATGGTGGAACGATATGATTAGTAAATTTGAGCTAAACCGAAAAGGTGTGGCAGAATTAATGAAATCCGACGGGATGCAAGCGGTTCTGAATGATCGTGCATCCGCAATTCGCAAGCGCTGCGGAGACGGATATGAGCAAGATATTTACGTCGGAAAAAACAGGGCAAACGCAAGGGTAAGCGCAGGAACTGCCAAAGCTAAAAAAGATAATTTGAATAACAACACATTACTAAAGGCGGTAAAATAAATGATTGAGACAATTATTAAAAACCGTCTAGCCTCAGAGCTGAATGTCGAAGTTTTTCTTGAAAAACCGAGTTCAAAAATCGAAAGTTATGTTGTTTTGGAAAAAACAAGCAGCGGCAAGAGAAATCATTTGCCGACTGCTGTTTTTGCGTTCCAAAGCTACGCGAAGAGCCTATATGCTGCAGCGGAACTGAACGAAAGAGTAAAAATGGCAGTAGAAAGCTTAATTTTGCTGGATGAAATTAGAGGAGTCAGCTTAAACAGTGACTATAATTTCACCGATACAACAACAAAAGAATACCGGTATCAAGCTGTATTTGATATCGGACATTATTAGGGGGAAAACATATGTCAAAGACAGAGAACGTTTCGACGGCAAAGCCTAAGGTTGGCGGAGCGATTTATTCCGCACCGTTAGGAACAGTTTTGCCAACGAGTGCGCTAACAGCTGTTGGGGTAGAATTTAAAAGCTTGGGCTATATCTCAGAGGACGGAATGAGCAACGCAAATTCGCCGTCTACAGAAACAATAAAAGCGTGGGGCGGCGACATTGTCGATATGGTGCAAACGGAAAAAGGGGACACGTTTAGTTATACATTAATCGAAGCGACCAACGTCGAAGTCCTGAAGGAGGTCTACGGATCTGCCAACGTGACAGGCACACTTGAAGCAGGAATTACAATCAAAGCGAACTCAAAAACATTAGAGGCGCACTGCCTGGTGGTTGACATGATCCTGAAGGGCGGCGTTTTGAAACGAATCGTTGTCCCTAATGGACAAGTAGCGGAAATTGGAGAAATCGTATATGGTGATGCTGAGGCTATCGGATACGAGACTACTATTCAGGCGTTACCTGACGAAGAAGGAAACACGCATTATGAGTATATCCAGAAACCGGCGGAGGGGTAATCAATGATTAAAGGAAAAACTAAATCAGGATTTTCATACGAACTAGATAAGGAACGTTTGAACAACTATGAATTACTGGAAGCAATCGAAGAATTGGAAGAAAATCCGCTGGTCCTTTCTCGTGTAGTCAATTTGTTATTGGGAAAAGAACAAACCAAAAAACTGAAAGACCATCTCAGAACCGAAAACGGGATTGTTCCGACTGAAAAAATGTCAGAAGAAATCACGGAAATTTTCCAAAATCAAGGTGAAACAAAAAACTCCTAGTCCTCGCTGGAATGATCAATCTAGACGAGGAATCCTTAATTTGTGACCTTGCAGAAACATATCAAATATACGATTACAAACGGCTGCCACTTCAAACGGTTGCCGTTTTTTCTTGTGGTTTGAGAGAAAATTCCAGAATAAAAATGAAACTCAGCCAACAAACAGCTTCGATCGAAACTATGTTATTGGCCGGAATTAGCGACAAATTGGGTATTCTTCTTTGGGCGCAGACAAAAGATGGTCAGAATGGTAAAAATCGCCCAATCTCTATCCTGGAAAAAGTGCTTAATCTGCCGAAAAAAAGTAAAGAAGAAGTCGCGTTTGCTTCAGCAGAAGAATTTGAATCCACAAGGAATCAATTATTGCTAAATCTAAAAGCGGGAGGTGATTTAGATTGGCAACAGAATTAGGGCAAGCCTATGTGCAGATCATGCCGTCCGCAAAAGGGATAGCAGGAATAATCGAAAAAGAGTTAGGCATGGAAATTCCGGAGGCCGGAAAAAGAGCAGGGAGTCAACTTAGCACGAGTTTAAAATTGGCTGCAGCAGCAGGACTAGCAGCCGCGGGGGCGGCACTTGGTAAAATCATCTCTTCATCTTTGTCTGAAGGGGCGAATCTACAACAATCATTAGGCGGTATTGAAACGCTATTTAAAGGTAGCGCGGATAAAGTAAAGCAATACGCAAACGACGCGTATAAAACAGCCGGATTATCTGCTAATGAATATATGGAGAGTGTCACCGGATTTAGTGCGAGTTTGTTGCAGTCGATGGGCGGAGACACAGAGAAGGCTGCCGAAACTGCAAACATGGCCTTGATTGATATGTCTGACAATGCAAACAAGATGGGAACTAGCATGGAATCCATCCAATATGCATATCAAGGGTTTGCGAAACAGAATTACACGATGCTGGATAACCTTAAGCTTGGATACGGCGGTACCAAAGCCGAGATGGAACGCCTGCTTGCTGATGCGACTAAGTTAACAGGCGTGGAATACGATATTAACAACCTGAATGATGTGTATAACGCCATTCACGCTGTACAAGAAGAATTGGGCATTACCGGCACGACCGCAAGAGAATCCGCAGAAACTTTTAGTGGTTCGCTCGCTTCGATGAAGTCGGCTTTTTCTAATGTTTTGGGCGGCTTGTCACTTGGCCAGGACATACAACCTGCACTTCAAGCTTTGGCAGAAACAACTTCTACTTTCTTTTTCGGAAACTTTTTGCCGATGGTATCAAACATTTTGAAATCTTTACCAAGTGCGATTGCCACCTTCTTTCAATCGGCCGCACCTCTATTCACGCAAGCCGGAACAGACTTCTTAAATAATTTAGGGATAGGCATTTCCGGTGGAATGGGAGGGCTTCTTTCAACGGTCATGAGTACCATTTCGCCGATTGTAAATGCCTTTCAAACCGTTTTTGGACAATTACCGGTATTATTCCAAACCGTTGTGGATGCAATCGCTCCGATCATCACGAAGATTGCCACGGCATTTACTCAGCTGGATTTCAGCGGAATCCAAGCACTAATAACCGCCATCGTTACGGCAATAACGAACGCATTTAGCGTGATGATGGCTATTGTCAGCCCAGCGATAGATATGGTCGTTAACTCGTTTGTCAAGATGTGGAACGCGATTCAGCCGCTAATAGCAATTTTGGCGGATGCATTGATGCCAGTCCTTCAGGTAGTCGGTGCATTCTTGGGCGGTGTTATAAAAGGGGTTCTGATTGGCGTATCTGCCGCGTTTGATTTCATCAGGACGGTTGTCGAGCTTTTAACACCGGCAATTTCTTGGCTTGTAGAAGCTTTTAAATCATGTGTACCAGCGCTAACAGTAGTAGCGGAATGGGTAGGTGTAGCGATTGGGATGTTCACCAACTTGAGCAGCTCTGGAAACTCGTTGAAGACCATCATAAGCAATGCATGGACCAACATCAAAACAGCAATCTCTACGGCCGGAAGCCTGATATCAAGTGTAATTAACACGATTAAAACGGTTTTCAGCTCCTTAAGTTCTGCCGGAAGTGTGCTGAGCGGCGGGTTGGGTTCTGTTTGGAATTTAATCAAGTCAGCTATTTCGGTGGCCGGTAGTGCGATCACCGGCGTGATCAATGGTGTTAAATCTGTTTTCAGCGGATTAGGAACGGCTGGAGGTTCTTTGCAGAGCACCATGAGCAGCGCTTGGAATGGTATGAAAAATGCGATATCCGGGGTAGCATCAGGAATTACCGGAATCGTAGACGGAATTAAAAATACTTTCAACGGATTAAAAAACATTAGTTTAAGCGGCGCCGGGTCCGCAATCATGAACGGATTCTTGAACGGTCTGAAATCCGCATATGGGGCCGTAAAGGATTTTGTGGGCGGCATTGCAGGATGGATTGCCAAGAATAAAGGGCCGATCTCGTATGACAAAAAACTGTTAATACCAGCAGGTAATGCAATTATGCACGGATTGAACAAAGGGCTTCAAGATCAATTCGAAACAGTGAAGAAAACCGTTAGTGGAGTGGCCGGAAGTCTGCAAGATGAAATGGGCATAACATCATTGTCGAGCATGATGTCTGATGAGTTGGATGGTTTTAAAAACAGGGACATAGAAGCCGATTTTTCTAAAAATTTATTATCTGGGAATCAAATTTATTCTCAGGATTTTGAGATGGCAAGCGTCCAAAATAGGCTGGATGCGATTATTGATCTTATCGCTGCGTTTTTCGCGGATTATGATCCAAATAGGCAGATGGTTATGGACACTGGCGCACTGGTCGGAGAAATCCGGTCCGAAATGGACAAACAACTAGGTAATGATTACAGATTGAGGGGGCGAGGTAGGTGAATGAAGTATTTTTCGATGGAATAGCATCATTCAGCGACTGGGGGCTTTACCTAACCGCGCTCTCTATCGATGCTCCGAAACCGAAAGAAATCTATGTGGAAATACCGAACGGAGACGGTGCTCTGGATCTGACAGAAGCGCTGACCGGAGAAGTGCATTACGAAAGTCGGCCGTTCGAAGCTGTTTTCACAATTAAACCGGAAACCTATTCCGTTGAACTGGAGAGGTGGATGATTGGATATTTAAACGGCAAACAGCGGACCATCCGAACGAAAAATGAACCTGGTTATTACTTGATAGGCAGATGCGCTACATCGTTTAAAAATGATGGCGTTCTAACTGTTTTGACCGTGAAGGCAACCTGTCAGCCGTGGAAGTATAAAAACGACGTCACAGCGATAAATACGACCATTGGAGCGAGTGGGACGAACACACTGAACTTGATGAACGAACGCAAACGAGTAATACCGACGATCACGGCAAGCGCGGCAGTAACAATCGCATTCAACGGCAAGACGATCAGTGTGAACGCTGGAACACAACGGCTGACGAATATCGCATTAATCTATGGCAATAACGCGCTGACAATCACAGGCGCGGCAGGCACGACCGTATTGTTTGAATATCAAGAGGGGGCGTTATAGTGGTTTATACAGTCTATTGTGATGGCAAATTACTATTCGACCCCCGTGTTGACGAACTAGCTATCTTTGATAAAAAAATAGCGTTGGAAGTAAATAAAACGGGATCATTTGATTTTAAAATATATCCGTCACATCCGATGTACGACCTAATTAAGCCGCTGAAATCATCGATCGAAGTGTACCAGGATGCTTACATGGTATTCCGTGGACGCGTGCTGGGTGACAAGCTTGATTTTAACAATGCGAAGGACGTCATCTGTGAAGGAGATCTTGCTTTTTTGAACGATGGCATCATTCGGCCGTACACCTACTCCGGTAGCGTGTCCGGCTTTTTAACCTATATCCTGAATGAATATAACGCGCAGGTGGAAGTAGCTAAGCGTTTTGTTTTGGGAAACGTGACCGTGACCGATCCAAACGACTACATCACGCGGTCCAGCATCACAGCATCGAGCGCGTGGGATGTGGTCAACGACAAATTGATCAAGTTGCTGGGCGGCTATATCAGGACTCGCAGGTCGGGCGGCATCAACTACTTGGATTACCTGGAAGATTCCACCATGCAGAGCCTCCAGGAAATAGAGCTAGGCGAAAACCTTCTGGACCTGAACAAGGAAATCAAAGGGCAGGACATCGTAACGGCACTTATCCCTTATGGAGCAAAGCTTGGGAACGACACAGACGAACGCCTGACCATTGCAGCCGTGAACGGCGGTATTGATTACGTGTTTAATCAGGAGGCCGTCGATGCTTATGGCTGGATTTTTGATACAAAAACATGGGATGACGTGACAATCGGAAGCAACCTGCTCACAAAAGCGGCTGCCGAACTTGCGAGCCGCATCAATCTGAACGTATCGCTTGATGTTTCCGCGATCGATTTGTCCATGACGGATGATCAGATAGATAAACTTCGTTTCTTTGAATACGTAAAAATAAACAGCCCGGCCCATCAGCTGAATGAATTCATGCTGGTGCAGAAGCTGACCATCGACATGGACAAACCACAGAACAACAAGCTGGCGCTGGGAACAAACTACGCGACTTTTTCGGAAAGTCAGCTGAACACAGAAAAAGCGATCGAAAACGTATCGAATAACCTCAGCGAAACGAACACAAAAACTCAAAATTATGTCACAGATCAAGTTACCACGCTGAATTCGAATATCGAACAATCTGCATCAGCGATTCGAATGGACGTATCCGAGACCTACACATCCAAATCAGAATTGGAGCAATACAAACTTGATGTATCCACGACATTTACTCAAACAAATGATTCTTTTAGGTTTGATTTCGGCACATTGGAGCAGTTTATTACTGATTTAGGTGGCGAAACTTCCGCATCCTTCACAGAAATCCGTAAATTCATCCAATTTCTGGATGGAGACATCATTCTGGGTGAGGTAGGCAATCCGCTGAAGTTGAAAATAGAAAATGATCGTATTGCGTTTGTTCTGAACGGATTGGAAGTCGCCTATTGGAGCGACAGCAATTTCTACATCACAGAGGCGCGGATACTGACTAGCATCCGCATCGGGAATTATGCTTTTATACCGCGATCAAACGGCAATCTGTCATTTAAATGGGTAGGTGAGTAAACATGGCATTATCAGGCAGCTTTACACAGGGATTCTCTAATAATGGCGCGTTCCGCCTGCGCGTTGAGTGGAGCGCCACACAGAACATCAATGAAAATTATTCGGTCGTTACTGCTCACCTATACATCGACTCGTTACAGTCATGGGCGAGCGTATATGATGCGACATCATCCATCACGAGCCTGTCAATCAACGGGAACACGAAATACTTTTCGAATAATTCCACTATCAATGCATGGCAATCGAAATGGATGGGTTCGCACACAGTAACGGTTTATCACACGAATGACGGTTCCAAATGGTTCGATATATACGCTACTCATAATTTTGACATCACCTGGAACGGTTCATATATCGGCGTTGTTGATGTTTACGGTTCGGCCTGGTTGAATACCATCCCTCGCGCATCGGTTCCAACTGTGGCGACGAACGGCATTCAGTACGGCGATAGCATTCATGTTAATTTGAATCGAGCGAGTGAGGATTTTACACACTATGTTTCGATTGACATTGGGAATGTGAAAACCGATATAGGCGCCATGGATCGGCACACGAATAGTTTTGATTTTGTTTTGCCCTTGGATTGGTGCGCGCGGATTCCTACTCGAAATGCGAATTCCGGAAAATTCACGGTTCACACGTATAACGGAAACGGGGGCTACATCGGAACCAATGAAGTATGGTTCACTGCAAACGTTCCGGCATCAGTTGTTCCAACGGTTTCCGCTGAACAAGTCACTCATGTTGAGGCAGTGGAGGGACTTGCGTCGAAATTCAATGCTTATGTGCAATCAAAATCCAAAATACGAGCAACGGCGGCCGGCACAGGCGCGTTTGTTGGCGGGGTGCAATGTTCATCTATCGTGGGTCATAAAATCGAAATGAACGGGCAAATTTTCAATTCCAACGATGCGACGAGCGAGGTCCTGAATGTTGCTGGAAGCCAAACCATCAAATATACCGTAACAGATTCGCGAGGGCGGACCGCATCCAGGACTGTGACGATATCAGCGCTGCCTTATTCACCTCCCGTCCTATCTTTGCTCAAAGCAAGTCGATGCGATGCAGATGGAACCCCGAACGATGAAGGAGAATACGCAAAAGTCACAATCGGAGCCGCTGTTTCGGCCGTGAATAATCTGAATGACAAGATATTCACGATTTCAAAAAAAACCGTTACAAGTGAAATATGGACGAATCAGAATGTAACAAGCGCAGCGTACATAATTGAAACCGATGTGATAATTTCGGATATCAGCGGGAATAATGCCTGGGATATTAAATTCACGGTGAATGATTATTTCAGCACCGATGACAAGGTTTCGAAAACGATGCAACTATCCACCGCCTTTTCATTGATTGATTATTTCGCAGGAGGGAAAGGGATAGCATTCGGGAAGGTTGCAGAAAAGGATGGTATGCAGATTGCACTGGCTGCGGAATTCATTGAAGCGCCAACCATCATCGCTCCGGTTTCTGATGCCGCAGACGGAGCCTTTGCGAGATTGCGTCGGAAAGATGAAACTCTACTGGCCTTTATCGGAACCGGTGCGGATGGAACCGGGTTGAACATCCATCTGTATGACGGAGTAGGATTGTCAGGAACGGTTTCGATCGGAGAAAATGGCGACATTTATACGACCGGGAAATTGAAAGTAGATGGATCGATTGAATCCAGCGGGATGGTATCGAAAGAGTTGGTCGATAATTCTGATCTTAACGCCGTGCAAACGCCAGGGCTTTATTATTGCCCAACGAACGCGCGAGCGGGAACCATATCCAATGTGGCGGGAGCGGCAGCGTTCAGTTTGTTTGTCGAAAGGCATGCCGGAATCAAACAAACATTCACGCGATACGAAACCGGGAACCCGGCGACATACATCCGGAACTACTACGATGGTACATGGGGAGCATGGAGACAAGTCGCATTTATTTAAAAAGGAGTGATTGAATAGAATGGCTAAAAAAATTGTTAAATACGATGTTTTAATTAAGTCTACAAAGCAGACCAGGCAATGGGATGTCCCGAAAATTTTTACAAACGATTTGAATTCAGTTGTATTCCAATTCGTCGTATCAGACTTAACGGTAGAAGAGCAGGCGACAGCGACGGCTATAACGATGATTTACATGAGAGACGGTTCTTTCTCTCAAAATCCTTCGACAGACGTCGATAAAGTAGGCAATACTTTTTCCTATACGCTGAAAGAAAATGAAGGGAATCACGCCGGAATCGCAAAAATTCAGTTGGTTGTAACCGTGCCGGGAACGCCAATTGTCGAATATGCTTCGCAGTTGTATGAATTCGAAATTTTGAATGGGCTAGAAACAAAAGTAGCACAAGAGGTCATGATTTACGACTGGACCACACTCACAAGAGAAGCGCGGGCATACCTCGATGAGTTCGCGGCGAACGAGATACTTCGAGAGGCTGAGTTTGACAATGCTCAAGTTGATCGCACGGCTGCCTTTAACGTTGCGCAAACAGACAGGACAAACCAGTTTAACGAACTAGCCGGCGAACTGAGCGCCACATTAGAGGCAGCCGATGCCAATATTGCCGAATTCGATATCGCTTTGCAAAACGGAATAGTGGCAGCTAACCTTGCTGAGAAGTTGGAAGATTTTGAGTCAACAAACAACAGCCGGCTACTTTCAGCCGAGCGACAGTTGGAACAAGCCGCCACTAAAGCGGAACTATCCGCAATCGCTACACCAAAAGCTGTATCGTTAGTTGCTCAAATGACAGATGTTGCTAAGATTTATGTCTATACAGGTGCAGAAGGTGGCTATACTGCTGGAAACTGGTACTACCATAACGGTACTGCGTGGACGAGCGGTGGCGTTTATCAAGCAACAGGTTTGAGTGACGGAACTGTTAAATTTAAAACCCTATTTAAAGGCATTAAAAAAATAGCGCAACTGACAAACCTCGTATTAGATAGCGCCTTTAATACTGGTGTCACCTATGGTAGTTCTGACGGTGCAGGAAAAATAACAAACTCGGTAACGGGAGCCGCATCTGTACGCGGTGGTTACAAATTGTATATGTTGGCGAGCAAATCCTATCTTGTGATCGCCACGGTTAAAAATACATCTGCCATCGCCCTCGGTTGTAGCCGCGTGCTTTATAAAGCAGACGCTACTATCCTAAACAACACGCAAATATCGACAGGCATTTCTTCCGGAGCGTCCTTTACCGATATTTTTACTTATGTTCCATCCGCTGACACATCCGTCTTGTGGGATTATGTTTTACAGGGCGCGAGCGGTAATCACTCAATCGAAGTGACTTATAACATTTTTGAAATCACCGATAATATCAATGTGTCCACATCTGATATTGCTGCTGCAATTGTCTATGGTGCAGACGTTTTAAAAGCCTACAAAGCTAGTTATAGCGACATCAGCGGCAAAGCAAAAACGGTTGAGCCGTTGTCTATTAACGCAAACTCGTTTAGCGATGCTTTGCAAACGTCTGTTGTCAACAATAAGATTGATGGAAGCACGGCATATAATTATAATCTGACCGCTACGCAAGACGTGACTATACCAACGAAGACTAATCTGGTAAATAATACTGCCGGAAATGCTTATTTTGGATACACGTTTACACCAAAAGCAAATCACAAATATCTGTTTGTGAGCATCATTAAAAATAACACGGCAAACCCTATTCAAAATCTGTATAAATCATTTATCAAAAACAACGCTACTTTTTTATCCCTCGCTTTGACTAATCAGACTTTAGCGGCGAACTCGGAAAAAATGATACTGCAAACTCTAACCGTCGATGGCACGTATACAAAAATCGGTAGTGCAATCGGGCTGACTGTACTCAATCAAAACATTGATTTAACGCAGTACGTTGTGGATGTGACTGGCATAGCGGACACCTACCTTGATTTGTTATGCGACAAGTTGATTGAGCCGTTTAACGTTTTTAATCATCTTAATACGGTGGCGATAAAATCCGTTTTTGCTGACCGAGTTAAAACCGGATGGGAAAACAAGGTGCTTGACACGCTTGGCGATAGCATCACCGCACAAGGAAAGTGGAAGTCATATCTTCAAAACCATTTTAATTTTTCAAATATCTTAAATCACGGTATCGGTGGCACATCTGTAGGCGGTACAGGCGCAAATGCCTTTTGGCAAGATGCTAGGATCAATGCTTTGTCTGCTGTTTCGGACGTTTTGACTGTATTAGGTGGCACAAACGATTGGGGAGAGAGCAGAGCATTAGGCGATTTATCTTTGACAAATGTTGATACTGCAAACTTTACAGGCGCTTATAATGTTATGCTAACTAAAATTTTGACGTTATATCCGATGCTTACAATATTACTTGTCGGCTGTCCTTATGGTGAGATGCTTAACTTTGCCAGTTTAGGCTGGACAGACAAGACGCATAACACATTAGGTTTAAAATCATCCGACTACGCTGACAGAGTTGGAGAGATTGCTAAGATGTGGGGGATCCCATTTGTAAATCTGCAAGATGCCGGCATCAACGCTTTAAATATCGGTAGCTACTTCATCGAGTCGGATCATATTCATGTGGTCAATGGCGAGCCCTACGCTAAAGTATTTAAAGTTGGTTTGTCAAGATTAGCACCAATGACAAAATAACGGCTGAACCATAACGTTGCTAGTCTGAAATGAAATGAAAACAAAAAACGGCCTATTTTTTGAAAATAGAAACCGCGTTTTCATATCTTAAAACAAAAAAAGAGAGCTTGCTGATTATTCAGCAGGCTCTTCTTTCTTAGATGCTTCCAGTCCCTTTTGAATCAACTCGATCACAGCTGCAGAAAAGTTTGGCAATCTGTTCTCATACCGATAGTCTTCTACCTGTTCGACAATATAATCTGGGTAATTGATAAGCTTCTTTACAAGTTTGGCATCTTCTACCATGTTGGCATCCCCTTAACCTTTACTTAATATATATAGTATATACGATATAGTTGACATATGCAAACAATGGCTGTATTATGTTACATATACGATATATACGATATATGTTGAGAAGGGAATGAAATTGCAATGGCAGCGAATGACACGGCGAGATTGTTAATGGAATTAGAAACTATGGCCTCCACTCTTGTATCAGATGCTGATGTAGTAAAACTCAAATTACGATTTGAGGAAGTCGCGAACAATTACACTGTAAACAGAAGAACCGTCGAGGAAATGGAAAATGACTTTGCGGAAAAAATAGATTATTACTTGAATGCATTACGCTTGGAAGGCTACAGCGAGCAAACTTTATACGGAAACAGGCTTGATCTAAATAAATTTAGCCAGTACGTTAACAAAGCTGTGGTACAGGTTAATACGGCGGATGTCCGCAGTTACCTGGCATCAAGGCCGGATTGGTCAAATGGGACCGTAGCTAAAAAGTTATCAACCTTGAAGGCTTTTTATAAATGGATGGTAGCCGAAGAGTTCGTTCTGCGCGATCCAACCGCAAAAATAAGAACGCCAAAACAGGAAAAACGCCTGCCGAAAGCCATGAGTCAAAACGAATTGGAAATGATTCGCGATGCCTGCGAGAACTCAAAGGAACGCGCGCTTGTAGAAGTCTTTTATTCTACTGGGTGCCGGATCAGCGAGCTGGCCGGAATGACAAAAGCAAGCATCGATTGGCGAAATGGTAGCTTATCAGTCATCGGAAAAGGAAACAAGGAAAGGGTAGTTTACCTGAATGGTAAAGCTATTTTCTACCTGAAGAAATACCTTGAAGATCGGGCTGAGGAAGAAGACGATTGCGAATATCTTTTCGCTACAACATTGCGGCCGTATCGAAAAATGAGTAACGCGGCAATTCGAAAAATCATCAACAAAGTGGCGAGCCGCGTTGAAACCAGCAAGAAGGTTACTCCTCACGTGTTTCGTCACAGCATGGCTACAATCGCAATCGACAATGGCATAGAGTTGGGCGACCTGCAGCAACTGCTAGGACATAGTAACCCGTCAACGACGCTCAGATATGTGATTGTCAGCGAGGAACGAAAGAAAAACGCACATAAACGATATGTGCAATAAATAAGAAGGTTGTCCATGCGGGCAGCCTTTTTAATATGCAAAAGGAGCGTGGACAATGGAATGGATATCCGCATTAATCGCAAGTGCCATCACTGGGGCGGTGACGTTTTCTGTTGCTAACAAACAGACAAACGGATCAATTGAGCAAGAATACACTAAAAATATCACTAATCTATTTACGATTTATAAAGATCAGGTGGATGCGATGCAAAAAGAAGTTAATCAGCTGAAATCACAGATAAAAGAAATCGAGAGCAAATACATCAAGGATATCAATGGCTATAAAGTTATCGTCGAAAAACTGGAGGACGAAAACGAAGCGCTGCGTGACGATAACGAGAAATTGAAGATTGAGAATGCGGTATTGAAAGGGGATCAAGAGAATGGAATTTAATATTTTCATCGCACCAATCACGATGATTGCCGTGGAAATGGCCAAGCGCGCAGGGATGGAAAGCAAGTACCTGGCATTTGTGGCCGTAGTTTTTGGGGCGCTATTCGGCGCTCTATATGGCTTTATCTACAAAGGCGACATCTTTGTCAATGCGTTCGAGGGATTGCTGTATGGGGCATCTGCATCAGGTATGTGGGATGCAGCAACAAAAACATTGAAGGAGGGTAAATAATCATGGCGTACACAATTATCGACAGACGCGCAGACGCGCTAGGCGGTCAACGCAAAGACCGGGCGCTATCTGCAATCACGACAATCGGATGGCACTACACCGCAGTATTGCGCAAGAACAGAGCGTTTATCACCAACCATGAGGCTTATTGGCGTGACACGCTTGGATGGAACCGCGGCGGCTATCACTTTTACATTGACGCGGATGGAAATATTTACCAGAATTACGACTATGAACGCATTACCTGGGGTGTAAAGGACAACAATTGGTACGTGGTCCATATCAGCGTTGAGGCCGGAAATGGTAACGATTATTCGCAAGCGCAAATCGATGCGCGCGAATGGCTGACACGTAAAATTATGGCTGATCTAAATATCCCGGCAAGCAAGGTAAAAGGCCATTGGGAGATTTACAACAACACAAGCTGCCCTGGTTACACCAAAGCGCAGATGGATGCCTTCCGCGCAAAATTGGCACAACCTGCAGGTTCAGCAGCAGCGGCCGCTCCGGTAGCGCCTGTTCAGGTAGCTCCTGCGCCAACGCCTGCACCGGCCAGCAAGTGGGTTTCTGAGAGCGGCACATTCGCGCCTGATTTCGCGATCAATGTCCGCAGCGCTCCGAATACATCCGGCGCGATTGTAGCTACTTACAACAAGGGCCAATCCGTGCGATATGACAGCTATTACAACGATGGCCATTATGTCTGGATCCATTACAAATCTTATAGCGGGTATGATCGTTATATGGTTTGTAGAGAAAACGGAAGAGCATGGGGAAGGTTTTATTAGCTTCTCTCGCGCTGACGGGCAAAAAAGTGAATTCCATTTTGAGTTCCATTTGCAAGTAGACACAGCCTGTTTTGGGTTGTACATAATTTTGATTAATCTGAAATATGGTAACGCAAGATTAAGTAGGTTAACCCAGAATGTTTCTATATGAAATGGAAGGGTCAGTGGGTTAATTTTTAAATAGAAGTTCGAAACGTTGATAATAAAGCGTTTCGAGCTTTTTTATTTGGTCTATTAAAGCCATGGCTGCGTCTTTGGGGGAATGATTGACTTAAAATTATGTCATGGAGTGTTTCTTTTTCCACAATCGTTAAGTGCCTATTTAACTAATAGATCATTTTAAAAAGTAAGAGCGTTAAGGAATAATCTCTAATCGTTCTTGTTAGCTATGAGTAATTTTAAATTAATATCAAGTATTAGTGAATTCTGTTTGGCTGAAATTTTTTTCTTCTCGTAGAATTTTAATGTAGTTAATAAAATATATAGTCAAAGTATAGGTTCTACGTTTAAATGTTTTCCTATTTTACATATTCATTATCTTTTTATAAGCACACAGAAACTCCTGTGATTTTTAAATAAACAATTATGATATAATTAAAAGAAAAAATGATTTGATAAAAGCTAATGAGAGCTTTTAAAAATCAGATTATTATATGTTTGAAACGTGTGTAAAGCTAGACAGATTTGTACAAAAAATTGCTGATATTCAAAGAATCGTTCATGAGTATCATTTAAACGATAGTAGTAAATAAAAGAAAAAGATCTCCGAGATAGATCAAAAGATAATCTTCTTGAATTATAATTTGAGCTATCAAAATCTTTGAGGTAAAAAGTAGTTACAATGTTGAATCTCATTTTATATTTTTGCGAATTTTATTAGTGAGTATACACCTGTAACCATTGATCTACCAAATTCAAATTTAATAAATCAATATTTTTATAATGAATAGGGTAATATATTTAGAAATTTGAAAAGTATTCGGAAACTAATATTTACTTCATATAATTCGACAATTGTTGTGAATAGCTCAACGGGGCAAGTGTATGTTGTGGATTCGGGCACTCACCATGGGTGAATAGAGAGGAAAGGCTTTTTAAAGAGCCAAAGATTCTAGATGAAACTATAAACAAACTTGAGGGTGAACTAAATGCCTTTGAAAAAATACAATAGCTGAATAATGATATTATTAGATGATGGAATTTATTAAAGTGTGCGAAGAGATTGTTGTCTCTCTGACTATTTATTTTTTATACTACTCAAATAGAGGAGTTCAGTATTTAAGAAATGTATACTTAATTGTAATAACAATTTTTGAAAGAAAAGTGTTTGTTTATGTAAAATTAATAATATGATAGGGGATAGATATATGGATATTGTTCGAGGTTCAACTAAAAACCCAGTAGCGTCAAACGAGTTAATTGATAATTTACAAAAGTTAGATATAGTAGGCACTCTGTATTTAGGATATCCACTTCTTGCACAAGATGATGTTAAAACAAGTATAGATGCTTTATTAGTCTCACGAAATTATGGTCTGATTGCATTTTCTTTTGAGACTGAAAACATTCAGGACGATCAAGATGAGCTATATTATAAATTAGAGTTTACATTACGAAAGTACGGAAATTTGAGACAAGGTAGAAGGTTAGCTGTAAATCCTATTGTTGTTAATTATGTGACTAATAGCCCTATAGAAGTAAATGATGATTATCTAGTATTTGGGAATGATAATATATCTGAAGAATTGGCTAAGAATGCAATCTCAATCGAAGACAATCTTTATTCTTATTTAGTAGAATCACTTCAAAAAATAGCTTCAATGAAACCCAAGAAAAAAAGAAAAAATGTAAGAAATTTAAATTCTTTGGGTTCAAAAATAAAGAAGATTGAGAAAGAAGTAGCTAATCTAGATGAATGGCAAAAGAAAGCAGCTTTTGAAATACCAGAGGGTATTCAAAGAATTCGGGGGCTTGCGGGATCAGGAAAAACAGTTGTTTTGGCTCTTAAAGCTGCATATTTACATTTCCAAAACCCAGAATGGGATATTGCGGTTACTTTTTATACAAGAAGTTTAGGTCAACAATTCAAAGAAATGATAAATAATTTTTATAGAGAGTATTCTGATGAAGATATAGATGAGGACAAATTACATATTCTTCATTCTTGGGGAGCTACGTATGAGGAGGGGATCTACTCCAAAGTATGTTCTAATTTAAATATTACACCAATGAACTATCAAAATGCGCAAGTAAGATACGGTAGAAAAGATGCATTTTCAGGAATTGTTAATGAGGTCTTACCTTTGATAAATAAATCGTATGAAGATAAATATGATATAATTTTAATTGATGAAGCTCAAGATATGCCAGCTAATTTTTTTCAATTATGCTATAAAATTACTCGCTCGCCTAAACGAATTGTTTACGCGTATGATGAACTGCAAAATTTAAACGAAGAACAAATGCCCACTCTGAGAGAAATGTTTGGTACAAATGTTTTTGGTCAAGCTGAAATCGAATTAATAAATGAAGATAATAAGCCAAGAAAAGATATTGTATTGCCAATTTGTTATCGTAATACAAAATGGGCGTTAACCGCGGCACATGCTTTGGGGTTCGGGATTTATAGAAATGGTGGAGAAGATTTAGTTCAGTTTTTTAATGATTTATCACTATGGAAAGATATAGGTTATAAAATTACAGATGGTGAATTGCAAAATGGATGCCGAGTTATTTTAGAGAGAGCTTCAGAGGCTTCACCAAACTATTTTGATGAATTAATGAGTCCGGAGGAGGCAGTGATTTTTCAGCCCGCTTTTAACTCCAAAGTAGATCAATATAATTGGGTTGCTGAGAGTATAAGGAAAAATATTGAAGAAGATGAACTTGATGCCGATGATATATTGGTTATTTTTCCAGATGCTTTAACTTCTAAAAGTGAATATACGGAATTTAGGCAACATCTTCTTAGAAGAAACATAAGCAGTAATTTGGCTGGAGTAACTACATCCAGAGATGTTTTCAGATCAGATAATTATGTTACTTGTTCAAGTATTTATAGAGCCAAGGGGAATGAGGCACCAATGGTATATGTAATCAATGCGGATTATTGTGCTGAAGGCTCTGAACTAATTAAACTGAGAAATATTCTATTCACTGCTATCACGCGTTCGAGAGGTTGGGTTAGAGTAAGTGGAGTGGGCTTAGGAATGGAGAAGATTGAACAAGAATTTACAATGTGTGTTTCTAAGGAATTTAAATTAGATTTCCATATTCCAACAGCTGAACAAATACAACATTTAAGAAAAGTCCATAGAGAACTCTCTGCTGAAGAAAAACGACTAAATCTTAAAGCTAATAAAGCCATAGAAGAATTACAAGAACTAGATACAATGGGAGCGATAGACGAGGGGTTACTTCTAAAATTAAAAGACATAATTAGCAGAAGTGATAATAATGACTAAGTACAGAATACCATTGATGGTTCAACAACATTTTGATCAAATGATAAATACTATGGAAATGCTTGAGAGCGCAAAATTTGCAACATTAATAATAATTCCCAAGATATTAGTACAAAAAGAAAAACAATTTACAATTTCTTGGAGTAACCAGATTTTTCAAGAAGGAGTAAATGCAAAAAATTTTTCAGCTATTGATTCATATCAAAAAGTTTTAACAAACAGAAGTTTTCAAATATTGTTATTTGATAACAGTGTAATTAGATGTTCTCTTCAATTTAAAGATGATATACTTGTAACTCAAAACTTTTCTTGGATTCCTTGTCCATTGAGTTTCGATTCATATCAAAATTCTATCGAATTTGAACCGGAATTAATTTCTGAAGAAATCATGGATGAAAAATATGATAAGAATAGGATATTAATGAGATCTACAGTGCGATTTGACTATGATTCATCACATGATGCCCCAGATCATCCAAGTTCGCACATGCATTTTCAAAATTCTGAGACTAGGATAAATACTGATCAACCAATGTGTTTTAATACTTTTGTTAAACATGTAATTGAAACTTATTATCCTAAATCATATTATGTGAAAAAAAATATAGTTCCCGAAGAAGTGTATGATTTGTTATCACTTGATAAATGGCAAGGATTATCATTTAAAACATTTACTGATCGAAAGAAAAAAATCCAATATTTGAGTGGAAATAAATATTCATTAGATATTTTAGTTATGGGATAG